AAGCCCATACAAGCCGATCGACTTCGAAAGGCTTTCTCATATCGTACACTAATCATAAAAACTATACAAAAATGGAAGAACTTGATTTGATATTCAACTCGGGAAAACCAGCAAGAGAAATCATCGGAATGCTGAAAAAGAAATCGATCGTCATTCCCATGTGGGGAGGCAAGAAAGGACTTGAGTCCGAATATGACCCGAAGAAACACCCTGTCATGGACAAGTCTATTTATCGGGACACGACCGACGAGGACGGGAATTTGGAACAGGTGACACGAATAACCTATGACCTGCAGCGCCTTGCCACAAAAAGAATGACGGAACTCGTCTGTGGAATCCCTGTAAAACGAATCTATAAGGCCGCAAACGACACACAACAGGAAGTGGCCAAATGGATGGAGGCCATCTTCAACCGCAACCGTATCGACAGCGTGAACATCGAGCGGTGCAACATGCTATTCGCTGGATGCGAGGTCTTGACCATGTGGTATGCCGTCGATCAAAAGACCAATATCTACGGATTCCAAAGCGACTTGAAATTCAGGTGCCGTAACTTCTCTCCCATGCTTGGCGATGAACTATATCCGCTTTTCGACGAATACGGCGACATGATTGCCATGTCTGTCGGCTACCGTAGAAAAACAGGGAACAAGACGGTGAACTATTTCGACACATATACCGCCGAAAAGCATTACAAATGGTCGGACGAAAATGGTGACTGGATGCTGTTAGATGAACCCGAGAAAATCACTCTCGGTAAGATTCCCGCTATTTATGTCTACAGACCTACGCCCATTTGGGAAGACACATCGAGAATCGTCTATGAAATGGAATGGGCAATGAGCAGAAACGGAAACTATCTGCGCAAAAACTCCAAGCCGCTGTTCGTGGTATTCGCTGATGAACAAATTGGTTTTGGCGGCGAGAAAAACGAGAAAAAGGAATTCAAGACGATTCTCCAATATCCCAAAGGCAGTTCGGCACAATATGTCACATGGCAACAGGCCGTTGAGAATCTCAAATACTATGTTTCAGAGCTCCGTCAGTCATTTTTCACGCAGCTCCAACTTCCCGATTGGTCTTATGAGAGCATGAAAGCCAATCCCATGTCAGGTGAGAGCCGTAAGCAACTCTTCATCGACTGCCAACTGAAGGTGAAGGATGAGAGCGGAAGACTGCTTGAATTTTTCGACCGCGAGGTTAATGTGGTCAAGGCTTTCCTAAAAACCGTTGTCGATGAATCCTACGCCAAAGAGATAGACGCTCTTCCGGTGGAGAATGAGATTTCTCCGTTTACCATCAGCGATGACAAGTACACCATCAACCAACTGATGGCGGCCAACGGTGGCAAGGCACTGATGTCGCAACGCGAAAGCATCGAGTTCCTTGGTTGGACTGACGATGTGGACAGGACTCTTGAACAAATTGCCGAGGAAAGAAAAGAGGAAGTCTTTGAACCATACGAATAAGCCATGGCCAAACAGCGGAAAAGGGAAACAGACTGGGAGAAGAAACACCAGCGCAATGTCAGCCGCTATCAGCGGAAAATTGAGGCTTTGTACGAGGAAGCAGCTAAACAAGCCGCTTTGCTTGGCGGCACTGTAGGCGTTTTGGCGGCTGACACGGCGTTTTCCTTTGATAGTCAACCTGCTTTAAGAAAACGAGCCGAAAAACTTTTGTCAGGCCTTTATTCAGGCGTATATGCCGCGATTGTCGATGGCATCAAGGCCGAATGGACGCTGGCCAACAATAAGAATAGCGAACTCTCCCGTATGGTATTCGGCGACAACATCGGGAAACTGACCAAGGAGCAATATGCACGCTATTTCAGTACCACGGGCGATGCTTGCGATGCTTTCATCAGACGCAAGGTGTCAGGATTGAACCTCTCGGACAGGGTGTGGAAATACACGAACCAGTTCAAAGGAGAGATTGAGACAGTGCTTGACATCGGCATCCACAGCGGACACTCGGCAGATGCGTTGTCACAAGACTTGCGAGAGTTCCTGAAATACCCAGACAAACTCTTCCGAAGGGTAAGGACTGGCGTGGATGAAGACGGAAACCCGATTTACAGGCTCTCCAAAGCAGCGGAGGAGTTTCATCCTGGGCAGGGCGTGTACCGTTCCTCATACAAAAACGCCCGCCGCCTTGCCGCGACAGAAACCAACATAGCCTATAGAACCTCTGACTATGACCGATGGCAGGACATGGACTTCATTGTCGGTATTAAGATATGCCTATCAAACAACCACACACTTAATGGCAAGCCTTTCAGTGACATTTGCGACGAGTTGAAGGGGAACTACCCGAAGGATTTCAAGTTTACAGGCTGGCACCCTCATTGCCGTTGCCATGTTGAGACCATCATGAAGACGAGGGAGGAACTTGACGAGGACTTGGATCGGATGCTGCGTGGCGAGGAGCCCACCCAGGGAAGCGTAAATGAGGTTAAGGAGGTGCCGAAAGCGTTTGACGATTGGATAGAGGGTAACAAGGAACGAGCAAAAGGATGGGCAAGCATGCCGTATTTTGCAAAGGACAATCCTCAGTATGTAAAAGGATTTGAGGTTGACACATACACACCTGCCGAAAGGAAATTCACGAGGGCTCGTAGGACCAACGAGGCGATGAAAGAGAGTCTTGGCAAATACCTTCAAAGCAAGTATCCCGATATCCCCAACACGGAAAAAGCAGCCATTTTCCACTATACGCGAGGCGACACTTCCGCTTATCGACAACTGAACAACCAATTGCGAAAGGGAAATCTATCGGAGTTCAATGAAGCGTTCAGCGAATTGCTTTCCTCTGGCCTCGCAAAGATAGAGCCGGTGGAACAGACGGTTTACAGAACCGTTAGGCTGAACAAAACCAAACTTGGAAACTTTGTCGATTTGTCTCTCAAAGGTGGAGAAGAAACTTTCAAGGGATTTACATCGGCCAGTACAGACATGGATGCGGTCCTAAATTTCGCCAAGAGCCATGCTGGGAAAAAGAATAACGAGACGGATGTTCTGTTAGTGATAACAGGAAAGACAGGTAGGCCGATTGAGGGACTGTCGCAATTTGGAGGGAGATTCGACGGAAAGCCAAATCAGCATGAAGTGCTGTTTGACAAGGGTATGCGCGTTCGTTTTGACAAAGTGGAAATTACCAAAGACGGGTATGTGTTCTATCTTACAGAAATCTAATCTTCAGTTCCTAATGGGTCATCGGAAATGCGCTCATAGAAAGGGTCTGAATACTTTCCTTCAAGCCGTTTCTTTTCTTCTTCTGGTAAAGCCTCCCATTCGGCTTTCCTTTGAGCCTCAATCTCCATCGCAGCTTCCCACATCTCATCGAGTTCCTCCTGGTTGAAAGGCCTTCCGATGTCCTTGCCGTCAATGTAGCATTTACCGTTCTCAATCTTGAAATTTCTCATACTGAAATTATTACGCTGCAAAAATAGTTATTTTTCTTGAATACGCCGCGTGCCGCGTTTTCTTTTCTCATACGGGCAAACACTCGTTTCTGAAAATAAAACGCGGCACAGGCGGCCAAATCGCGTTCATTCTGAATCGTTGGTGTGCAACACTTTACTTACAATCGTGCAAGTGCGACTTACATACTGATGACCTTTTGACACCTTCAAGTTCCACAGGCGACGGACATCGCAGCCGATTTCCTTTTTCGTGAAGAGTTTGTAAATCGCCGTAAGTGTGTTGAAGAAGTATTCGGTGCGTCCGTCCTCTCTCGGTGGATTGTTGAATCTTACTTTATAGATTGTGCTTTTCATATTGTGTGTATTTGGATTAGAATAATTCAAGTTCAAGTTGCACCGCTTTTGGTGTTGCGGTCAGATGGTCGTATTGTGGCTCTTTTGGAACAATTTCCTCGATTTTTGGAACGGTTTCCTCTTCATTTGGAACAATTTCGACAGATTTTGGAACATCAGGCCTGACTATCTCAAAAGGAATCCCGCTTTCAAGCATTTTCATCCTCCATTCGTTGCGTTGTCGGTCCACCTCCTCAACATTGGCAAGAGTGTATTGCCAATAGGTTGACATCCATTTCCCGTCTGGCATCATTACCCTATCGATATGGAAGTAGCGGAAATTATGCAAGTCCATCAAAAGGGAATTGCCACACGAGACTTCCCCTTTTGCAGAATTGAACAGAAGATTCATCAATGTCATTTGAGCGCAGGTGTATGACAAGTCGTTTCCGTAGATGGTAGGCTCCATTCCTTTTTCGCGTGAGGTTTTCAATCCCGCAAGAAGCAAGCGTCCACTGCCGCATGTCGGGTCGTTGATGCTTTCCCCTATCGGCTCTATGATACGAGCCATGAATTCACAAATGCAGTCGGGAGTAAAGAACTGGCCATTCTGCCCATGAGATATGCGCATCATGAACATTTCTCCAAGCGGATCGTGGTAATTCTCCGCTGCCTCGCCATACGCGGCGAGGGCATCGAGGAACGCGGCCTTTTTCTTCTCGCTGGCGAAAGTTGCTGAGACCAGTTTCTTTTGATGGTCGTTCGGGTTGTTGCAAAGCAAGGCCAGCGAAAGATCGAGGAAATCATTGAACAGGTCGGAGAAACTGCGTCCTGTCCCCCACCCCATCGTTTCGATGGCCTTTTCAAGTTTTGACTCACGCCCCATGATCTTCACTCTTTTTGCCGTTCAAAAAACGTCCTGTAATCTTACCTGAAAACAGGTCAAGCACTTTGGCCTCACCCCCATTCATTATACTCTGTTTCCGAGCCATTTCAAGTGCCTCTACATAGTTTCTGCAGATGATTGGGAAGCCATGCTCAACATACACATAGAATTCAGGTACTTCTATCTTTTTCATGTCGGCTCCTTGAAGGCTTGCGGTTGATGTTGAATCGTTGGCCGTGATTGTGTTGTATAATGGTTTTGCTGTCTTCTTCATCGTTTTACGGTTTTATAAGCCCGCCACGACCTTTTTCACGGCTTGTGGCGGGCTTTCGTTGTTTATTCGGGCAGTTTTACGCGATTCATGAGCGAACCACTGAGTTCGTGTAATTCGCGGCTTCTTTCGGGTGAAAGTTCGCGGGCGTGTGCTGTGATGGCTTGCGTCAGTTTCCAAAGTGTGGGAGCACCTTGTACTCCGTCATCAGGATTACCGTTCATCAGGATTTGGCCGACCTTCTCGCTCTCCTGTTTAAGTAGATACCCGTCGCGGGTAAGTTTCTTGATTTCGTGGTCGAGGTCGATTTCTATCTCGCTGGCTCCTTGGATCTCGAGAGCCTTGCGTTGGATGTTCTCACGGCTGAAAAGGTTCTTTGTCAGGTCCTGAATTGCCGAAACGGTAGTTTGTGTGTCGAGCTCGTAAGTCTTCTTAGACAGGGCGATGTTGTCTTTCAACT